AACTACTCAGATGAACAACTACGCAGGATAGCCCACCTAGCCAATGGTGGGACACTTGCTAACTATGACAGAACACATTACGAAAACGAAAGGGTATCAGATGAAACTAACGATAACTAGCATGAGTGGCAACACTTCCACAATGGATTTGCCTACTAAAGAAAATGTCTATTACTTTATAGACTTGTATAAAAAATCTCTAAAGAAAAATCACAGAGTAAAAATTACTTGCGATTTATTAGGTATTGACGGATACTTACAGGGCACTAAATAAGTCCCGTAGTGCGATCTCTCCAATAGTGGTCGCACTATTTTTTTTATTTTTTATTTTTTTATACACATATCATACATCTTAAAAAAATATTCAGATTTTCTTAAAATAAAAAAATATTCAGATTTCAGGTATAATGATAATATGAAACTTACAGATCAGGCACGGGATAAAGTAGCCGAACTAATTCAGGAAAGCAGAATAACTGCTCCTGGCAAAAACATATTCCTAAGACTAGCAGTTCAACCTGGAGGATGCTCTGGTTTGAGATATCAGACATATTTTGACTATGAGTATAAAGATGGAGATCAACTTGTAAGATATAAAGATTTTGATATCCGCATAGATAAGATGTCTTGGCCGTATCTTGATGGATCCTCAATGGACTTCGTAAACACTATTGAGAAACAAGGTTTTACAATAGATAACCCCAACGCTGCTGGTGGATGCGCCTGCGGAGATAGTTTTAACTAATGCAATGCAAACACGTCTATGAATATGTTGGTAGCGAGATATGTCCATCTTGTGGACAGCCTACACACGAGCCTAATCTAGATCTGTCCCATAGACTATTTTTAGAATATTATAAATCAGATAAGCCTAAAGAGTACGTATGCCCAGTTGACGGCGGTACCATTAGGGGCTGGTGGAGTATATAGTAGTATAATCTATTATAGGTATGGACTTAAACGAAATTATTGCAGATATACTCTATGAGCATTTAAAGGGTAAGCATAAAGACAGCCTGTCCGTCAAATTAGCAAACGATATAATTGAGGCATTTGAAAATTATCAAAAACCAACAGATCAACCACAATACATGAAAAACCATGAAATCTCTAAGACAATATATCCAATTTTGTCAGGGAACCAATAGGTTCTTCATTTACACTGGTCCATAACTGTGACGACATACTAGTATTAATTTTAGCAGAAACACCCTACCACTTACCCAACGGACAATAAGCCTTTTCTAATTGAGTCTTCATTTTCATAAAACATCCACATTTTTTACAAGTCTGAGTCAGTGGTCTAAAGGCAGGGCATGTAGAACAGATACCTAATCTTTCTTCAACCAACTCTGCTGACACCCTGGGTGATCCATTTATCATATCCCAAGGACGAACCTTGTCGCTCACAATATCTCCAATTTTGTCGGGGAACCAATAAGCGACTCATTTACACTAGTCCATAATTGAGAAGACATAGAGGTATTAATACGTGCTGACATCCCTATAGATTCCATAACATAATTATATCCCCCAGATTTGGTTTCAACCTTATTCCAAACCCCACTATCATATATCAAGGTTTGGGCAGGAAACACAAACAAATAATAAATCTTCTTCTCATTTTGCGACGGTACAGAAGACCAATCCTGGTCGCTCTTTGCAAGACACACATAATAGTCAGCACTATTATCTAATACACTGGCTATCATATTATCCAAACCATCATGTTTGCCTAGCCTGGATCCAGAAAAGGTTAGTGTGTTATTTGCATATACCCCTGATTTAACGGACAAACTTTCTCCTGAGTCCAAAGACATGTCTACACTGATACTATGGCTTCTATTGGGCTGCCAGTCGTTTGTATACCCCGCTTCTGTCAGAACGTTAGCGATAAGTTCTTCTAAAAATTCGCTTGTACATGGAAGACGATAAACACTGTGATGTATTTTTAATTTTTCTGTCAAACCATTTATGAGGATTTGCTTAATTGTATCTAGCACATCTCATTATAACCTATATCGGGAGATTAAGCAAGTATAGATATTACATCCAATGGGACATTAGTAGACTGCTTGCAGTCATATTATGTCTTATAGTGGTTTGGTATCTCTATTTTCGGCTTTGTTAATTCCCGCCGAAATTTAATCTTAAATAATGATATAATTCATTTTATGACTGCACAAGACTGGGCTGGGTTTATATTAACTGTTTTATCCATACTTGGCGTCGTCGGACTCGTCGGAAGGTGGATTGTGAAAAAATACATTGAGGATATTATGTCCGAACTTAAACCAAATTCTGGATCATCAATGAAAGATCAAGTTACAAGACTTGAATCAAAAATGGACAAAGTATTTGACATGATGATTGAACACCTTAAAGATCATTCTAAGAAATAATTTTCTTTATATATAATATATAAGATACTTTAAAAACTTTACTTGCTAGTTATTCTTTTTCTTTATATATTTTAAGTATACACCTTAATGCCCTGGATTTTTACAGTTTATCAACCAATTATTATAACAATCCTATAACGATTATTTTTGAATGTCTAATTTGTAACCTTTTGTTATAATATGTATATATTTAATAATACAATGATATAATTTTTATGCTGGCGCCTAGATACTACCCCCACCCCACTGCGTCTAGGCGTCCAGTTTTATTTAATGGTATAATCAATTATTATGTGTACTCCTACAATAGAAAAATATGGTGCTTCTCCAGCAAATATTCAATGGACCGTAGTCCGTGGAGATAGCGCAACGTTAAAAATAGAGTTTTTTGAAGACGATGAAACCACTTACTGGGATACAGATGGTTGGACATTTTTATCTACATCCTACGATCCCGCAGGGGAGGTTCTTGACGAACTTACTGTTACAGAAGAAGAGGGGTATGTAACAGTTTCAATTCCAGCAGAAACTACGCTAAACTGGGGAACTCAGTATAGAAGTGTAGTATCAGAATTACCCTTTGATCTTCAGGTTACAATTCCTGGCGGTAGTGGAGAAGAAGACACAGTCTGGACTCCAGTGGTTGGAACAATATGTGTACTTGGAAATGTTACTCCTGGAGGAAGTTTATAATGCCAGTCGTAAAGGTTTCTACCCCAAATACAAGTATTCCTCCAATTGTAAAAATTGGCAAAAAGGTTTTTAAAACAAAGATAAAGTAAGGGGGGTCTGATGGCTACAAATATGGATTTTCCTAGTAAAAAGAAAAAATATAACGAAACCGTAGAAAATACAAAATCTACCGAGTATATTGCCGTTCCTGGAATTCAAGGAGAAAGAGGCGATCTTGGTCCACCAGGACCACAAGGACCACAAGGGCTAAAAGGTGAGAGAGGCGAAAAGGGGGCACAAGGACTACAGGGTCCTAAAGGAGAAAAGGGTGATCCTGGCAAGGGGGCAGAAGGATACGATAGCCCCTCTGGACAGTACCCTGGTTGGGCATATTATGCTGGAAGCGAAACCATTGCCTATAGAGTTGGTCCAGAAAGAGGAGAAGATGGATGGGTTTCTTTTTTCTTAAATGTAAATCAGGATCAAAGCGTTGAAACCTATCTTCCAAACAAGTCAGTTTCTTTATTGAATCAGGTAGCAAAAAATATTAACTTAAAGACACTTAAGGTAGGAGCAAAGGTAGAAATTAGGTATGACTTTTCTTTAGAGACATATTCAAATAATACAGAGGTTTGGATACGAACTCTTTTAAGAGATGAAGATATATCTCCAGCAGGATATGTTGGATTGTTAAAGTATCAATATCAATACGATCTATCTTATTCTCAAACCATTTTTATAAATAGCGACAAAATAAAGAACTATGGGGGTATTCCTCAAATAAGAACAGACAACGAGGGGTCCTTTATTTTAAAAGGTGTGTATATATCAGTATCATGATGGTATAATGTTATAGGAGGAATAATGGCATTTCCAGGAAATTTTAATTTTAATTACTACCGTGGCGATACCGCCGAATTTGTGGTACGTCCAAAAACAGCAAATGGTGACGCTTTTGATTTAACAGGTTTTAGTGCAGACTTTTTTATTGCTACAGCAAGAGGTGAAGGCGCAACACAATATGAGGCACAGGCAGTAGTTGATGCCTCAGCAGATACAATCACCTGCACAATTCTTCCTGGCGTAGGAAGAGATCTTGCTGCTGGAACATATGTATATGATGTTCAAATAGATGCCAGTGCATCTGAAATTTTTACAGTTCTTACTGGAACAATTACTGTAACAAATGATATTACTGGAGCAGATGAATCATAATGGTAGATGTATTACTTAATACTGAAGATGTTGTTGTCTTAGGACCGCCAGACTCAGTTGATGTTTTGGTAGATATTGGACCACAGGGAACTCGTGGTAGCAAATTTATTGTTGGTTCTGGAGAACCCAATGCACTTACAGCAAGTGGTGTTTTATTTGGAACTACTTTAATATTAAACGATATGTATATCAATACCGCTCCTGGAGCAGACTATGGATATATGTATCAATATATATCTCAGGCAGGCACAAATACTTGGGTGCAAGTTTTAAAGATAAATCCAGCAATTTATTCTGCAGTTCAGACACTTTCTTTTTCTTCTGGATCTGCCTCTACAACGATCCCAATATCAAACATAGTAACTGTTAGCGGTTCACCACTTACTGCCTCAAACTTTAATGTTCAGTTTAAAATTGAAGGAGCAAACCCAATTGCAGCATCAATGGAAATCCCCGCTTTAGCAGGGGCTGGATCAAATCTGGTAATAAATTTTGATGCAGTTGAATATAGTGGCGGTAGTTGGTCTGCATTAACTGGAAGCAAAACTGTACATTTATTTATATCAATAGTTTGATATAAAAATGGTATAATCTTTAAAGAGGTGACCCAATGGCTGTAGAGAATATAGGAAATTTAGTACCAACCAAGATTCCAGCATTAGTTGATGATGCTAATATTCAAGACGCCTTAAGGGCATATCACTATGGATCTTATGATTTTGATACCGCAGAAAATGATACAGCAAACCTTTTAAATCCGTCAATTGCATATACAATTAATGACCTACAAGAACAGATAGATGATCAGGTTGCTTTAGAACTGGCAGCAAGAGATATATCTTCAGCACAAAATTCTGCACCAGTTGCAGCAGACTTTACTGCATTTTCTAATACAATTCCAGATGGTTATATTTGGGTAGACAAAGATGCTCCTGCCCCAGTTGGTTACTTGTCAGCAACATCAATTTATACAGCAACAGAACCAACAACTGGATTGGCAAACGGAGTTCTTTGGATTAAAAAAGGAACAAGCCCAATTGAGGTATATGTTTACAATGGAGATACTAGTGGTTTTGATCAGGTGATTTAATGACAACTTCATTTAATACAGACGGAAAACCAGGGTTTATATATAATGCAGCAGACGACACCTGGTATGAATTGTCTGGTAAAACAGACACCTCTGGAACTTTTGAATGGGCTGGACTACAAACTTATCTGTCTGCTGTAACAATGCTTGAGTCTTTGGTTGCAAAAAAGGGTATAAATAATTATCTTAATCCATCGGCAAGAGATGCATCAATTACCTCTCCAACAGCAGGATCAATATGTTTAATAAGGCAAGATGGTAGCGGAAACACAATTCATCAACTTCAATTTTATAATGGATCATCATGGATTCCCTTTATTCCCGCACAAGCAGGAAATGCAGGAAAAGTATTACAAACAGATGGTATAATAACATCATGGCAAGACGCAAGCGGACTGCCAGAAGTATTCTTACTAATGGGAGGATAAAAAATGGCATCAACTTATAAGGTTTTAGCACAAGCAGCCCCAAGTGCAACTACAGAAACAACTCTTTACACAGTACCAGCAGGGTACTCTGCAGTGGTTTCTACTATTGCAATTGCTAATCAGGCAGGAACATCTGGGACATATCGTATTGCGGTACGTCCAGCAGCAGACGCTTCAACAACACAAAAGCACTGGATTGTTTATGGAGCAACAGTGGGAGCATCAGATTCAATTATGTTGACTTTGGGGGTTACACTTGCAGATGGCGACCTAATTCGTGTTTATGCATCTTCTGCAAATATGTCTTTTTCAGCATTTGGTTCAGAAATTAATTAATACTTAAAAAAAGGAGTAAACACCATGGCGGTTACAAAAGCAAGTGCTTCTGGATTAGCAGGTTCTAAATTTAAGGATGCCTCAGCAGGAACAACAAAGATTCCTGACATTCCAGATACTCCAATAATTGGCACCGCTGTTAACAGTGGGGCCCAGGCATCAGTTCCGTTTACAATTCGTACAACTGGTGGAACAGCAACGTCCTTCACTGCAACATCTTCTCCAAGTGGCTTAACAGCATCTGGGTCAAGTTCTCCTATTGTTTTTCAAAATTTAGCAGCAAATACTGCGTATACATTTACTATTACAGCATCTAATTCTTCAGGAACTAGCCCTGCATCCTCGGCATCTAATACTGTTACTACAATATCTGATCCTGTTTGGCAAGTTAATTCTCCATTAACATTCAATACCACTCAAAACTATTTTGCTGATGGAAATGTAACGCAGATTGCAATGATGACCTTTAGCGGTGGATTTGCTGGCAATTCTGGCGGGACAGCACAATATTCAGGAAACTGGGGTCCTGGCGGTGGCGGTAGCGGTGGCGCAATGGGACAAGCCTACTCTGGAGTTACTAACGTTCCAGTAGGAGGACAAACGCACCTTATAACAATCGGAGCATCAGGTGGAGGAGTTACCTCAGTTGGAAGCGCATTAACTAGTAGTGGAGGTGGAAATGCAACTTCCAAGGCTGCTGGAAACGTACAAGGAGGCAATAGTACAGGTGGAAACGTTTCAGTTGGATCAGGTTTATTTACAGTACAAACACAAACCTACGGTGGCAGAGGTGGTAATGGCGGAAGTGGCGGCGGAGCAGATGGTTTTAACGCCAGTGGCGGTAATGCTGGATTGTCACCATTTGGCGGTTCTGGCGGAAGCGGTTCTAACAATGGCGGCGGCGCAGGTGGCGCTACTGGCGGTCTTGCAGCAGGCGGCGGTGGCGGCGGCGGTGGCGGCTGGCGCAATGGCCCTGGAGGCGGCGGCGGCGCTGGCGGTTCAGGAAGAGTTATTATCTATGAAAAGAAGTCAGTCTAATGATAAATTACGCATGCATTAAAAACAACATTGTAGAAAATATTTTGGTTTTTGAAGAATCAAACCTGGAACTTATCCAACATGTCAAAGAAACTTTTTCTTATGATGAGTTGGTAGAATCACCAACTGATTTAGTTGTTGATATTGGGTATTTATATGACGGAACATACTTTTATCAAAGAGAAGGTAAAAAAGCCTGGCGTATAGATGAAGTTGATCCAGATCTTCTGTTAGAAGAGACCGAGCCAGCAGAACCTGCAGTTCCAAACGAAACACCATAAAAATCTTAATCATATGACTATAAAAATATTATAGTTTTAAAAATACAAGATTAGTTTGTGGTGTATAATTAAGAATTACCTAACAAAGTTACGTTAGAGTTTTTATATTTTTATTGGAGGGGTTATGAATCAAAATATAATTTTTACAAACATTTCTAATCACCCTGATTTAGAAAAACCAATACCAGCATCAAAAGATATACCTAGTTGGTATTCAGATTTAAATTCTTATATTGGTGATAAAAAAATGCCCACTATTGATGGCAGTAATCCATCAACCATAAAAAGATGTATGCCAGTATTTGATTTAATAGTTGCAGGATATTTAATTAAGTCACCTGCAGATGTTTTTGTTTCATCAAGAGGTGGAGAGCCATATTATCAGTGGCCTATCTTAGATGTAATTGATTTTCATCCAATTCAACAAGCGCCAAATCATCCAGATCAAAATGGAAGTAGTTATCCTAAATGGATTAATAGTTGGTCAATTAAAACACCAAAAGGTTATTCAACATTATTTATACAACCAGTTCATCGTGAATCAGTTTTTAAAATTTTGCCAGGATTAGTAGATACTGATACATATCATGCTCCAGTTAATTTTCCTTTTGTTTTAAATGATTCTAAGTTTGAAGGATTGATTCCCAAAGGCACACCTATTGCTCAAGTTATTCCAATTAAAAGAGAAAACTGGGCTATGCAATTTGGAGAAGAAAAAGAGCGTTATGAGCAGTTAAGGGTAGCGCAACGTTTAAATACTTCTTTTTTTGATCGCTACAAAACAATGTTTAGACAAGTTAAAACGTATAAATAAAAAATACCCTAAAGATAAAAAATCTAAAGGGAATTTTTTATTTTATTTTATTTACATGGATACTTGTTGTACCATTCCTGATACCGTTTTCCATTTACAGAACTCCATGAAGACCAGTCTGTTCCACCCTTAGTCATATGCAAAGCAATTTTTGCATTAACTACTGGATTTAACAACTCAGCATTTGAATCTAACTCAAACTTTTCTCTACGATCTGATCCAAGTTTGCCAATCATATTAATTTGAAATACGCCATAAGAGTTGTCTCCAGTCTTTACATTGCCATTAAAGGCAAGAGGACGACCATTAGATTCTGCCTTGGCAATAGCACAAGCAGACCTTAAAGCCGCTCCCTTAAACCCCACATGACGCAACATATCAACTAGTTGCCCATCCGTTAAATTATGAGCATTTTCATAGTTTGCTAATTTTTTCTCTTTAGAAACCAAAAAAGCCACCTTTTGGGTGGCAAGTTTTTCAGGCTCTTTAATCAACAAATTATTTTCAGTTTCATTAGCCAATAAACTGTTTTTATTTATTGCATTTGCAGTACCAACAAAAACGGTACTGCTAACAACTAACGTTAATACCCCTAGCCAAACACTTGACTCTCTCATTGTAAAATACCTCCTAGAGAAACAAATGCTACCTACTGGTAGCATACATTAATTATACCATCTTTTGACCTTTAAAGTCAAATACCCGCACAAAATAAAAAAATATTTATAATATTGTTATTAGTTAATGGTATAATGATTTAGTTATGGCTACATTTAGAGATCAAGCAACTGGTGCATATTCAATAGGTTCTGCTCCACCAACAGTTACGTGGACAGTTGTAAAGGGCGATACCGCTGCATTTAGGGTATACGTAACAGATGATAACAAAGATCCACTAACTATTTCTGAGTGGACAATTGAAATGGAAGTTAAAAGACCAACTGTGGCGGGTAACTTTAATGATGCAAATCCAACAAGTGTATTAACCATATATCCAGTAGCCACAGCAGAAGATGGTGATGGAGAGTTTACAGTATCCCTAACATCAGCACAATCAAGAAGCCTTAATACAGGTGATATTTTTGATATTGAATTAAGTGATGCAACTAGGGTTTGGACAGTTGCTCGTGGCACTTTAACAATCATTGAGGACATTACAAACGGTCAAGAGTCATAATGGCTTATATTGCAATTACCGACAAAAGTTTAACATCTTCAAAATTTAAATCTAAAAACTATCCCAAAACAACTTTAAACGATATAGGTAATGTAACAACAATTATAGATATAAAAAATTCTGTTGAGAATCTAGTTCAAAAAGATTATGCCAAACTAGAGATAAGGCCAGACAACAGAGAGGCAGTTGTTTTAGAGTTACTTCCTTTTAGAGTAAGATTTCAAAACATTGGTCTAAATATTGCAAACGCAGGTGTTCCTGGAATTGGCCTTCAAATCATTGGTGTGAATAACTATATTCTTTAACATATAATGATATAATAGGCCCATGGCAAAGATATCAACAGCAAGCGTTAAGGCTCTATTTGAAACTGGAGATAGACCAACCCAGGAGAACTATGTAGATTTAATTGATAGTACCTCTGCTAGGTCTACCGATCTTGGTTCAGATGGCAATAACGAGTTAACAATTAATGGTATTGAAAACTCAACAGTGTTTGATAACTTTACTGCAAGTGAGTTTAGATCAATGAAATATATGATCTCACTCAAATATGTAGCAGGCGGTGCAAATAAGTACGCTGTTACAGAATTAACAATATTGAATGACGGATCAGATGTATCTGTTAGTCAATATGGCACTATTGAAAATGATGGGAATATTGGCACCATCTCTGTTTCAAAGGCTGGAGACACAGTTTCTTTAACTGTTGTCCCCGTGGGGGGAAGTACACCTATAACTCTACGCTATTTGCGTATGGGATTAAAGGCCTAACCAAGGAGATAAAAGATGGCAACCGTAACAAAAGACTTTAGAGTCAAAGCGGGGCTGGTAGTTGAGGGATCAACCGCAACTGTAAACGGCCACGACATATTAACAGAAGCATTAGTAGACGCCAAAGGTGATTTGCTAGTTGCTTCAGCAGCAGATACCGTAACTCGCCTCGCAGCGGGTACAAACGGATATATTCTCACTGCAAATTCCTCAGCCACAAACGGAATTGAGTGGGCAGAACCACAAGCAGTTGGCGTG